CTCCAAACGTATATTGATTCGACGCAGCGTTGGGGATGAAGATTGCACTATTCTCGGGAGCCGATGGCGTTCCACCGAGGGCTTGCGGATCAACGTAGTAATCGCTGACCGTCACCGTCGTAAAGTTCGGGTGCGTTTCAATAGGTTGCGCTGCGGTGTTTACGACGCCGTGAATGTGCGGAATCGTGTAGCCTGTTTCCTGTTGGACGCCAATATAGTCCACTTTAATTTTTGCGAGGTTGGCTTTGTCGAGGGTGACGCCATAACGATACGACGTCATATTGAAACCGAGGTCGATGGGGTAGGCGACGCCAGCAGTGAAGTAGCTTAACGCGTCGGGCAACGCCCCTTGGTCAACCGAGAAGGTCAAAGTTGCTTGGGCAAGGCCATAAGCGTCGATTTCAATAGCCCCGGTAGGGTCTTGAAGGGGAGTCGTTAAAGGGTTGCCGTAATTCGTGGACATAATTATTTGCCAGCCTTGGCAGGAGTTTGGTCGGCTTGTTGATTAGCCGGGTTAGTGTTTTGGGCGATTTGTTCCGTCGCCGATGCGGTGCGTTCCGTGGCGGAAACGACCGAGTCTTGATAAGTCCCTGAGTAAATCGAACCAATGTCACCCGCACCGATGGCCTGGAGAGTTGAGACGACGGCGTTGGATTTAGCGAGGGTGGTGGCTTCGTTTGGAACGTTCTTCTCGCTGTAATCAATGTTCTCGTTCTCTTCTTGGACTTTCTCTATAATTGCTTTAAGTATTTCCTGTTGGTCAAATCCGGGCTCTGTTCCCGCTAAAAGTAAACTGTAGGCACTAGTTCCGTTGTAAGCATCCATAGCGTATTTCATGGTTTCTTCGTTGGTTAGTCCAACTTTCGACCAGCACGCAAAGCTTCTTCAATGATTGCATTTTGTTGTTCTGGTGTTGCTTTCCCGAAACCATAATTTGCACCAACGTTATGCTGTGCCTCCAAGATTGCGTCAGAGATGCTTTCTTTTATTTCATGCTCTCCAATCGTTGAAGTAATCCTACGCATAACTTCATCCCAAGCGTGACCCGCTGCTCGCGCCGCTTTCTCAGCCGCCGCACCTGCTTTGATTTCGGCGTCCGTAAATAACCTGGTGCTTTCCGCAATCTCTTTAAACTTTTCTGAGCCTTCCGTAAGCATCGGAATAAGGTCAGCACCCGATTTGCCGAAAATCTTGATAATGTCTTCGGTGTAAGCCGTGGCGTCGCCTGTCCGCTTAATTTCGTCGGCGAGTTTATAAATAACGTCCGTGGCTTTGAGGTTTTTAACTGTCACCGCGTCCGTGGCGAAACCGAGGCGGTTTAAGGTTTCGAGCTGGGACGTAGATCCGCGAGTCGCTTCGTTTAGGAACTTGTTTGTTTTAACAAGGGCGCTGGCAATCGAGTCCAGCCCGACCCCGCTTTCCTTGCCCGCCTTGCCTAACACTTGCAAGTCCTCGGCGTTTGCCCCGGTCTTTTTAATCGTGTTGCCTAACTCCAGAAAGTAAGACCCCGCTTCACGCATACCCGAGTAAATCGAGGAAACAATTGAGGACACCGCAAAAGCACCGAGGAACATCTTGGACGCTTTCGACGCAGCGTCCGCAAAGGAGTTTTGAATCGCCGTCCCCGCTTGCTTCGCCGCAGCGTCAGCACCTTTAGGGACGTCCGAGAAGTCCCCGCCAAACTTTACTTTTACGTCGTCGCCCATTGGTTAGTTGCGGTTATAGTTTTTAGTGTTTTTAGCCTTCGACGCTTCTTCGGCTTTATAGCGTTCCATCGCTTCCCATTCCTGCTCAGAAACGACGTCGATTTTAGCACCCCCCGCCCGACAATGAGCGACGTGCAACCAAACGGCCTCGGCTTCGGGCATCGTCCAAGCTTCATTGAGCGTGCAACCGTTGCGGACAAGACCCGCGATAATGGCAAGTTGCCAGGGGATGCCTCCCGGGTCTTTCGACGTGTCCTTTTCCCAGAAGCGACACCACAGGGATTGAGCGTTAAAATAAGTGTTTAACTTAATCACTTCGGCGTGAAACTTTACAGGGAAATGCGTGTAATACGCTAGCAGAAAGGACTCGCGCAAGGTGGCAGGCTTGCGGACGGCTTCGGGGTCGTGGGTGGCAAGGACGCGGACAGCGAAGAGCAAGTCCTGCGGGGTGATGGTTCGGTTGCCACCGATCACAGGCGAGTCCACCGCTTCGAGTAGCACCCGATGACGGAGACAGAAGGGTAAAAGACGACGACCGCCGACCTTGAGAGTCGGGGTCTGAATCGTCGCGGCTTTAATCCAACGCTTTTCCATCGTTGGGGTATCCCTTGCGGGATTAGGAGGTGGTGATACCTTGATACTTCTTCGCTTTCAGCGTAATCTTACGGAAGGCGTTGTTTTGACCAGCATCGTCAACTGAGATGATGATATAGGAAACGCCCGCGTAGGTAATCAATTGAGCGGGAAGAGGAATCGTCGAGGAGGGCTTGAGAACGCCGTTAAGGGTCAGCTCGTCGCGTTGGTCGTCCAGGCGAAGGGTAGCCACCACGCCGGTCTCGTTCATCACTTCGGCTTGGATGATGTCGGTTTTAGAAATGTCGTCCGATTGCAGGGTGACAAAGCTGGCGGTGTCATATAACGCCCAGACTTGTGCCGTTCCGTAAGTGGTAGGAGTTGCCATTGTAGGTTGTTAAAGGGGCGGTAATGTCAAGAGGCGGGCGGGTAAACCGCTACTAGTGTGTATTGGATGGCGTTGCCGTAGCGACGGTCGGCGACGGCCTCGTCATCGGAGACAATCTGAGAGAAGTAAAGCGACCCTTGCGTCCATTGGGCCTGGATGTCGGCGGTGTTTTCCATAATCCCCTGCGTCACTTCGACCCGCTGGCGGTGTTCGGCGAGGGTTGAGTCATCTGCCGAGGAATAGACGTAAATCTTGAGGGTGATTTCAAAGTTGCCCAAGGGCGTGCCACCAAGGTCGGGATGCGCACGTGCCGATTCAGCGTGAATGATGATGATGGGCAGGTTGCGGGTCTGATCAGTTTGCCCCAAAGCAATCTCGACGCCGGGAAGCGACGCAGCGTTTGCCGTGAACAGGTTTGCCACGCTTTGCTCAGCGATGGTGCGGATTCCGTAGAGGGTTGTCATTGGGTAAAGTGTTGCCACGTGCTAGAGGCTTCCCAGAGGGGAATCTTCTTTTTATTCATCACCGCAGCCATTTGCAGTCGCATCTTTTGGGCGCGGGATTTGATAGCGAGGCGTGTCCAGCGTTCGTTCCCTAGCTTATTTCCGATGGTATTACCCACCGTCACTTCGGGAGCCGCTTCCTTCTGGGTATCATCTTTAGCGATGGCGTTCTGCTGGCCTTGCAAATCCTTTGCCCACGCGGGGGCGGTAATCTTCGCCCCGATTTGCAGGGAGGCGAACCAATAAGCGGACTTGAGGATGCCTACGTTGTCATCCTTCTTCCGTATAAAGCGTTCAATGTCCTTCTCGGATTGCACGATGGCAAAATGACCTTTCCCACGCTTGGCAAAGTTGCGGAGACTACCGCGCCCGCCGTCGGTGCGGAGTCCGTTGATGTATTGCTTCATCCCGGAGAGGTCGCCCTGCTCAAAGTAAGGGACAGACTTACCGCCGTTGCCGTAGGTTTTTTGAAACTGCGTCCATTTAATCTTGTGGGTCGATGGGCCAGCCCCGCCGTTGCGTTTGCTCCACAGTTTGAACACGTCGAAACGATTGATGGCAGCGACTTCCTGCGTTGTGGCGTAGTCGAGAGGGGCGAACACCTTGCGAACAGAAAACTCGATGTTTTTACGACCGTGGTTCCGGGCTTCGCGTGAACCGCCTGTACCGCCCGCCGATGACGTAGCAAAAGGGCGGGTAAAACCTATCATATCTTTACAAAATAACCCCGCCTGTTCCTTTACCGTTGGCCCCATCTCCTTACCCATTATTTTAATGAAGTCCTTAAGGTGAGCTTGTAAGCCCGCCGTATCGACGTCTTGGTTTCGGCGGGATGCAATCGCCATAGGTTAAGCAGGGCCTGCCCACGACTGCACCTTGCAAATAATCCACGCGGACGGCGGGCGGTCATTGATGGCGACAATACGAAATTGAGTGCCGTTGTAGTTTACAAGGTTGCCGTAGATTACCACGCCAGGGTTTAAATCGTTATCGGCGCGAAGGAACTTAACGTCATAGGACGTGGAATTAAGGAAACCGCCCGTGGTCAAATCTTGTTGCACCATCGGTGGCCCCATCAGGACGTTGAAAGAGGTCGGCGTCCCGGTCAAACCACGTTGCACCGTCACGGCCTTCGGGATTTCGCTGAGAATCACCGCCGCGTCCTCGTTCCATTCGTCTTGG